AAAGAACTTCTTAAAAAACAAAAATATTCCGATGAAATAAAATGGGTGGCAAAAAATGAAAAAAGAAATCAATTCATTAAAGAACTTGCCCTCCGAACAAAAGGAAACACGCTCGTACTCTTTAATTACGTTGAGGACCATGGCAAGCCACTCCACGCTCTCATACAAGCAGCGGGAAGCAATAGACAGGTATATTTTATATCTGGAAAAACAGAAGCTGAGACAAGAGAACACATCCGCAGGGTTGTGGACCGAGAAAAAAATGCAATATTGGTTGCGTCTTTCGGCACTACTTCTGCTGGTATCAACATTGTCAATCTTGATAATATTATTTTTGCCTCTCCTACAAAATCTGTTATAAGACTTTTGCAAAGTATTGGACGTGGGTTGCGTGTTTCAGAGAAAAAGAAAACATTAAAAGTTTATGATATTGTTGATGATTTAATTTATAAATCTCACAAGAATCACGTATACAGACATTTTGAAGAGCGTTTAAAAATATACAAAAAAGAAAAATTTGATTATAAAATATATTCAATGTCATTTATTGATTTGTTAAAAGATAAATAATAAGGAAGGGAGGACATACATATGTCCGAATCACTTCCTGAGAATTCATTCTCGGGCGTTTTAAGAGTTGTGAAGCTGTTGACCGGCGAAGAAATTGTTGGTCTCGCTAATGAAGAAACGCCTGGAAAAATTACAATAAAATTACCAGCAAAATTAGAAAGTTATTTTGAGAAAGATCAAAATGATGTTGTTGTAGAATATGTTCGTCTAACAAATTATGCTGGAAATCTTAAAGGGTTTGAAGTTACTATTTCTGAATCAGCTATTATTTTTATTGGTCATCCTTCTTTAGAATTAGAAAAAATGTATGAAATATATTTTATGACCATGCAAAAGGATCCTAAATCTATTACCTCAAGCTTGCCGGAAGGCACAGCTAATGTAGAATCTGGTTTACAACTTTTAAATGATTTATTTACAAATGAAGATTTTGTAAATTTTGTAAATGATTTAATGGATACTTATGAAGGTGTTGAAATTTTAGCAGATTTTGGTGACGAAGATGATGACATAGAACCAGAGCCAGAAGCCTCTGTAAGCCCTCCGGTAGAAGAAGAACCCGAAGCTAAACCCAAGAAGAAGAAACGCCGTACAATCAAACCAGAGGGCAATAAAATGCCATATAAACCTGATAAGCCAGTTACGGATCCACAAAGCTGGTCAGACGATCCTAAAGATTATATGTAATTAAGATCCGTATGGATATCCAAGAGCACCCGGAGCATCTGGATTAAGATCATAATAAGAAAATTTAAATGTAGCTGATGCTTTTATGATGATTGCATCGGCTGCATCTGATTGAAATACTAGTCCACTTAATCGGGTGGGAATTACGTGAGCAAATTTTACAGTAAGAACTGGATTTGGTGTATCACAATTTACTGTAGGGTGTAAAATTAAAGATGCACTATAATGCCAATTTTGGTAAGCTAAATCGTAATTATAAGCATCTTGTATGTTTGTTATATCACGCATCCAAGAATAAATGGTTTTCCAGTTATTTAAATTGTTATCTACCAAAAATTCTACAACAAGAGGTTCATATTGAACTGTCATTGTTGGTACTGGTATTGTTGTACCAAAAATTGTAGGCTGTGATTGATCAGGAACAGTTAATCCGGGAAGATTGGCTTTCTGGACCATCAATTCTAATTGATCTGTTCCGCGCTGAATTTTAAAACTAAAATAGTTAGCGTAAAGATTATTAGTATTATCTTGGCACGGATTTGTTGTCATGAATTAGCCCAATGGTGTATTTGAACCGTAATAGCATGGGCCATTATTACCTGGATAACTAATACAATTTCCTGTCATATCTTTATTATAAGATACTGCTAAATTTTCTGGCCAAAACATTTGCAGTAAAGTTTGAATTGCTGGATAAGTTATTGTTCCAGAACTATTGGTCCAACCTTGAGTATATTCTCTATAATATTGGTTATACAATCTAATTCTATTTGCTTCTGGTATATGATACCATCCAACAGCCAATTGAGTCCATTTTTGTAACCAAAGTTTTAATGTACTATAGTGAGGATGTGTATTTGGTAGACTATCAAGTAAATTTAAATTAATCCAATGTAACATACTTGTATTACCACCCAATGCTGTTTGTGTGTCACCAGTCACTACAGGGTTTAATGTAGTAGTTCCACCAATATGCCTATAGTTTGGGTCCCAATCATAATTAACTCCCGGTGCTTGTCCTTGAGCTAAAGAGAATGATTCTCGTTCTTCGATTAAGTATGTTTTAAAACTTTTTAAGAAAGGCATATAAAATATTTATAAAAAAAACCCTCCCGATTTCTCGGGAGGGCTCTTTATAACCTTTTAGTTATATTATTGGCACATACCATGTAGATTGAGGACTTGTGTCAATCTATAGTATTGGTTGATACCTTGAGTCAAGGCTTCACCATCGGGGACGGTGCCGTTGAGGACGTATGGGTTAGCAACTACGCCGTAACGGGTCTTGAATCCAATCTTTGGTTGGAAGGTATTTGGATCTACTGCACGAACCATTTGGAGCGGAACGTATGGGCAGTAGAAGAGACCAGCGTCATAAGGAGATTCACCCTTATATCCGACGCAGAAGAAGTTTGCGCCGAGTGGGGTGTATGGATCGATATAGACGCGAACCTTACCATTGAGCAATCCAGCAAAGGTGCTTTGAGTATCATCAACATTGAGTTGAGGAGAGATGCCGGGGCTCAAACTCATGAAACCAGACATTGCAAGGGCTGCTGCGGTATCGCTATCGCAGATTACAAAGTTACCCTTACCACGACGAGTTTCCTTGGCGATTGCGTTGCATTCACGTTCAATTTGGAAAGTGAGGCCACGGAATCTTTCAGCAGACCAACGACCGTCTGAGTCTGAATTAAGATCGTATTGACCTCTGTTGGTCAAATCGCCTTGTTGAGAACCGCTGCGTGAAACGTAATAGATGGTACGAACGATTTCGCGGTTGATTTCAGCAAGAATTTCTGTGCTGAGAAGATTTGCGAGTTCGGCTTCGGCATCCAATCCGTGAACAGCCTTGAGATCTTGAGCCAATTCGATGGTGTAGTTGCTGCTTAGAGCGCGAGTACGAGCTTGTACGGCAACACGGTCAATTGAGAAGGCCATTTGGTTAAAGGCGCTGTATGGGTTGCTAGTTCCGCTACCCAAACCTTCACCAGAGTTGGTCAACATACCACGGAAAGCACTGAATTGTGCTGCAGTAACATTGTTTCTGAGGTATATTGGGTTGTTACCACCGCTAAATCCGCAAGAACCGCAGAGACCAAAGAAACCGCAGATACCACGTTCTGAGGCACCGAGAGTGTAACCAGAGCCACCGTATGCTGGGAAGGCTTCTTGGAACATAGCTTCAGTGTAGAAAGTGGTATTGCCGTAGTTTTGGCCACCGTAGTTGGCGCGCATAGCAAAGATCAAGCCAGTTGGAGCAGTCATTGGCTGAACGCCGCAGATGTCATAGGCCATGAGATTTGGCATTGCACGACGGACGAGACTGATAAGAACTGGATCATAACCTGCGACTCCACCATTGTTGGTGAAGTTGGTTGGCATGCCCAAGTTATTAGAAGTCATGTCTTCGGTGAGGTGTTGAGAACGAATAGCTTGCTCTTCGTTTTCAAGAAGGACGGCAGTGACCTTCTTACGATAATCATCAGAGATGTTTGGTAGGGCACCATGCTCAAGCACGGGGCTCCACTTCTCTGTTAAAATGTCATATGGGGTATTGTCTTGAAAGTTCATTTGTGTAATATCTCCTAAGTAAAATTATTTATAATTTTTGTTTTTTATACTTTTTTGTTAAGTTTTCCGATTACGCTAGCATAGTTTTCTACAGTAGAATTTTCTAAAGGTCTAACTGCAGAGAAGGTCATTTCTTCATTGATTGGTTGGTATTTTTGAACTGGAACTGAACGTACAAAATTTGCTTGTGAGCTCATGTAATTATTTCTAATTGCATTTAATTTTGCTTGATATTCACCAGGATTTTCAAAGGATACATTTTCCATCAATGATTGAAGTTTTGCAATTTGAGTGTCTGCCAAATCTTTTGTCTCAGCAACAAAGATGGTGGCACATTCATTCAACATAAGTTCTTTCTTAATGTTGATGTTTTCATTAATTGTATTGTTCAAGGATTGTTCTAGATTTCTATTTTGTGCATACAACTCGTCAAGAGCATTGTATTTTTCATTTGGAACATCGATGTAATGATTTTCAAAAAGATTCTTCAAACCACCGATAAAGTTTTCAGCAATTTGAGTCTTAATTCCTTGTTCGACTGCAAGAGTATTATCTTGCATCCATTCTTCTACGACATAATCTAGATAGTCATCAACCTTTTCAACCAAAGTATTGGTGACGTTTTCTAGATAAGAAGCAACATTTTCATCAATCTTAGTTACAATGTTATTTACTTTTGAATCTGATTTTTCTTTTACAGCAGCTTCAAAGATAGCTTCAAGTTGAGAAATCAATTCACCAGAGACATTTTCACCAAGAAGAGAAATTAAAGCATTTCTGAATTGATAAGAATTGTTTTCTTCAACTTCAGTTGGCTCACTGGATTCATTGGCATTATCAGCTTCTTCTTCTTCATAATATTCATCCTCGGGTTCTTGAGAAGTTTGAGAAGGACCAGGTGTGCGCATGTTTGGTGCAAATGCGCCAGACATAGCTGCTACTGGAGTTGGGACTTGGGCTTTAGCCAAATTATTGGCCTTAACCACTGGTTGTGGGGTGAAGGTACCTTTACCATCTGGGGTACGGGCGTCACCGTTTACGGGAGTGTATTGTTGGTTTAAATTATTCATTAGTATATCCTTGAAACTTAAATTATTTATAATTTTTAATAAATTCCTTTTCGCTTGCCTCGTTCCAGATAGCCACCAGCGCCTACAGCAGCGTTGGCAGTTTGGCTACCAATACCAGACATATGTGATAGTGCAGACTGTGCACCAAATGCATTTGTAACCCAATCAAGAGGATCTATACCCATTGCAGCCAATGATCCTACTTTATCAGAAACTTTATCACCTAAAATTCCAAATCTGCTTCCCTTAGATGGTTTTGAGGGTGGTATTCCATGTACACTTTGGCTTATAGCACCACCAATAATGGAGGGAATATCCTCAATTTGTCCAGAAGGACTTCCAAGATATTGTTGTGCTAAAATAGTTTTTACACCCCGTTTTACAGCAAATTTAACTGCTGGATCCGTTCCAATAAGAGAGGCGGCATTTTGTGCTGCAGCTCCTGCAGAGGGCTTAACTGCACCAACTACACCACCGACAACATTACCTAATACATTTGTTTTATTTAAATAATGGTCAATATAAGAATCTGCCATTTTACTAATTGAACCCCAGGTCGCTTGAGTTGGAATAGAAATATCTGGCATCTGAGTTCCAGGAGCAACAGGAGTTCCTGCCCAAGGAGTATTCATGGCACCTGTTGAACCAGTTACACCCATACTGCCACCACCACCTCCACCACCACCGCTAGGGCTTTTGGTGACACGAGTTGTGGTTCTTTTTCTTCTTGTGGCCTCTAGTAAAATATTTTGGGTGTATGGCTCAAATAATGGCATTATAAATTCCTAAAATATTGTTCAAATATTTTTACAATGTTTTTATCAAGATTTTTGGAAGAAGAATTTTTAATAATTTTTCTGCTTCTCATTAGATCTCTTTCAGACCACATACCATTGTCAAATACCCATTCTTTGCCTTCCATGATTCCATTAACGAAAGCATTTGGGGCTGATGGATCAGCAACAATGTCGATAGCGGCTAACATAAAATCTTCTTGGACTTCTTGATATCCGCCTTTTGATTTTAGGGAACCCATACCACGTGTAGAAACTCCGAGTTGAGCTCCTTCATCAATAAGATTTTTTACAATCTTACCCATTGGGGTATCAAGAACTTTGGCTTTACCATAAACATTTTTACCATCTTGGTAAAGTTCTTTTACGATATGTGAAACCCTATCAAGATTAACAGTTGGGCCAGTTGGGTGGTTTAATTCACCAAGAGCGCGGCCTTTTTGAACGTATTCGTTGATATATCTTTTGCACTCTTTTAAAAGAGTGTTGGTGGGGTATATCCGACCGTTTCTGTTCTTAACATCAGACTGCATGAAAACACCTTCAATGAAGTAATGTTTATCTCCATTGCCTACATTCTCTTTGATGTATTTGATGTCTTCTGTTAATTCTGTTATAAGTTTCATTTATTATCTTTCTTATCTTTATGATTGTGGAGCATCAGGACCTGTTGTTGGATACTTACCTCTCCACCTTTGATATGCAGTATACCATTCTGCATATTTCTTTTTATATTCTTGTATTGCTTTTATTCTTGCCTCCCAAGCACTCAGAGCTTCCAAATATAATTCATTGCCTTCAGGGCCTTTTGGAAAATTTTTACGTTCTGGCTTTGGTCCAGGACCATCTGGATATGGATTTCTTGGAGGTGGTCCTGGATCAGGCCAACCTTTTTCTTTTGAAGGTTTATCATCACCTTTTGCAGGAGGAGGTGCAGACATTTCCGGTTCAACAATATACTCCGGATATCCTACCCTTTCATTTATATTCTTGAATAAGTTTTTAGAAACTTCAACATATTGTTGTTTCAATCTATTTGAAACTTTTGAATACAAAATTTCAGAAGTATGTTCTTTAAACTTAACAGCATTTTCTTCTAAAACATTTTTAATTAAATTTGAAACTTTATTTTCCATGGTTATTATTATTTATTATTGTTAAAGACTGTGATTATTTATTTTTATAATTTTTATAAAAATTAATATTTGATTTAAGTTGATGTGGAGTGCTTAAAATATCTTCAAGCATAATTTGTCTATTTTTAGAAGACAAACTATCAAACAAATTTACTAAATCTTTAAATTCTCCTTCAGTTAAAGATAAGTAAGATTGGTTTTTTAATTTAATTTTATTATTGAGTTTTGAATCATATTTTTCAACAAACTCAATAAAATATTTTAATTCGTCTGATTCCTCAGTAATGGATTCATTGACAAAAAACTTTTCATTTAAATTTTCTTTTACTTCATTTATTGCTTCATTAATTTTAAATGATAAACAATCAGAAAGAGACTTTTTAAAAGCTTGATCTTCATCCTCTAAAAGGTTTTGAATTCCATTTTTTAAAATTTTAGTAGATAAATCCATCATTGTTCTTGTCCTGTTTGTGCTTGCATTTGCTGCAACATAGCCTGTTGCATCTGTTGTTGACGCATTTTTTCTATGTCTATTTTCATTTGTTGATCTATTACTTGCATCTCTTCATCAGTTTGCTTCAATATTTTTCTACGAATAAATTCTGACGAGAAATACTTTCCAACGTATGGCTCAACTATAGAAAGCATCTTGATGCGTTCCGCAAGAATTTCAGCTTCTTTTAGATCCCAGAAATAATTGTCAGTATTATAAACAAATTTAATTTCTTGCTTTAATGCAGCCCAATCGTCTTCTGTGACTATTCCACGTAGCAACAATTGTACGC